GCCGTTACCGGTAAAGTGCTCAACTCCTTGGCCGTCTTTAAGGCTGTTGATTTTGATATTTGCTGTCCATCCAGTAACGTCAACCGCAACCTTAGCTTTGGTGATGTTTAAAATGATATTGTCTGTATCCGAAGCCCCCCGCTCCATAGGACATTCAATAGGCTCCCCAAATACTTTATCTGTAGCCATTAGTTTATCTCCACTTCGAGGGGTTCTATTATTTCGACGCTAATTGCGTCCAACAGTTCTACTTCAAGCGGCTCTACTATTTCGACGTCAATCTCACCCATAACAATTTCCAACTCTGAGGCGATAAAGGAACCGCTACCCCCACCCAAGGCGTTGGAGTGATCCCAGAAATTCGTACCGGGTTGAACGGTTAAAGTTGAAGCCCCGGTCACTAAGTCCCAAAAATTCGCCACTATGGGTAACTTTCTGTACCAAAAATGGTATCCCTGGATTTATTGGCTATGTCGGTTTTATCCTGTTCGGTAACTCCGCTGCCCGATATAACTCTCTGGAGGCCTGCGGAGTTGGAAGGAACTACCGACACTCCGTTCACGATAAACACATCCACGATATTGTTGTTGGAGCCGATTAAATTTACCCGCGTTGCAAGGGGGTCGAAAGTAATAGTGTACCCGTTAATAATTTCATCAAACCCAGCATAATCCGCTCCGGCAAAATCTAATTTTGGATTGACGTGGTCTAGTATCTCCGGCCACGCCAGCCCTTCTGTGAACTCCCATTCCAACCGCCTTATTTCTTCGTGGAAGGCCAACATATCTAGATTATAGACACTACCCGATACCAGTATCATATCTGCTACTGGTATAAACACGTTGCCTGTGTTCCAGGTAACCGCGTAGGACATTACTCACTCACTTTCCATTGTCACGGTTAGAGATAAACCTGCTGTACCAATAGTACCGGCTATAGGTACCGGTTTATGGGGAGAACCTACTTCACCGTGGCGTACCCAACCAGCCACCTCAATATCACTACTGTAAATCAAAGAGGTGGAAGCCGAACCCCCATCTGTAGCAATAAGGTCATAGAAAATAGGCACAATCACCGTTTTACCAGCCGTGTAGTTTGAGCCCAACGTACCGACCAGGGTGAACGTGGAACCCGCCCAGGAAGCGTACTCGATTGCCTCAAAAGTTGTCCCCTCTAATACCAGTATGAAACCGCTTGGTGGGGTATCGGAGTCAATCGCCTCATTGATTACGAAATCTGGATCACTGGTGTTGTTCCCGGCGGCTGCGGTGTATTGAGTTTGATCAACCACTCCGGCGGTAGCCCTAGCCAGCAATACGTGAGAGTTCACCGTACCATTCACAGTCACGGCTATAGGGACGTTATTTGGTGGTGCCAAAGGCCCAGAGCCATCTAACGGTTGTACAGAATCCGCAGAAGTTAGCTGCCCAATATCATACCCAATACCCAGAGCGCCAATCCACGAGGCCCCTGTAAACACACCGAGGTGGTTGAAACTAGGTATTAGTGACGTTACTACGGTATCGACCGCGTTACTGGCCGTTGTTCCGCTAATGATGGTACCATCGGTGGGGTTGATACCCGTAAGAATATGAACCCACATTTCGGTACTGGATGTGTCGGTTAAATTATCGACCGCCATGAGGATTCCCGTCGAGGGTTCCCCCGCCTCAGTCCAACTCACTACTTCGTTTTGAACCCAAGTTCCACCACCCCCCGTATCGAGGTCAGCCGAAAAGGTAGGCCCTCCTGTGAAGAAATCCCCATCCACCCCATAAATTGTAGAAGCAGTTCCCCTCGTCATGAGTTCTTTCACCCACTCATACAGGGCTTTTTTGTCGTTTGCTCCGTAATCCCATTGGGATAGATAAGGCTTGTCACCAGACCCATCGCCAATATCCAAGAGTTGATAACCTTCGGTGTTGGTGATTCCTGTGTAGCCCTGGACGGTCGCCTGAAGGGTATCGTTTTGTGGGTCAGATGACGTATTGATAGCGGTTACCGCTTCACCTAAACCTAGTGTCGTTCGGGCTACCGCAAAGGTGTCCCCCCACTCGTTGGCTTTTACAATCAAGCGCTTACCGTCGGTGTCGGTTCCCCCGGAACGGGTCTGGACCATTATCCGTAACAGTACGTCGGAGGCTGTTTGGTTTTTACCGGTTCCCCAGTGAGAGGTCAAAAGTAAATTGTTTTGAATTATCTGTAGCTGGGTCGCGGAAGCTACTGCGCCCAGTACTCTCAGGCCTCCCCACTCGTCATCACCGGCGTTCTGTGTAACAGACCCACCAAAATGCGCTTCCATTTCGGTAGCGGTTACGTTGTAATTCACGCTGTAGGCGGCGGTGTGGTTCTGTAGTGTGATAATTGTACCCAACGCTTCCGAGGTTGAGGGGTTGGGCTTACTTAAATTCAACTCATCATCCCCGGAGATAGCTAAATCATAAGCAATCTTTTGGAGGGCTCTGTGTATCCACCAAGTGTGAAAAGTATCTGTACCCGATACAAAACGTATGTCTCCGTTGGCACTTACCTTGTATTGAGACAACCAAGCTGCTACCGCCGTGGCTGCAACCGCGTCTTTATCGTATATAGCCATTTAACCGCTCCCCTAAATTGGTGTCAACCTAACCTCTAAAGTTAGGCCGGTTGAAGTAATTGTACCCGATATATCCTTAGGCGTATAATCCTCACCAGATATATCCCATTGTCTTGCCCAACCTACCACCGGAGTGTCCGCCGTATAGGCTATTGAATCTGATACCACCCCACTGGCGTTAGACGTTCCGCTAAGTATGACGCTTTTGTCTGAGTCTTTCAGCAACCTCACATTAGCGTCTTCAAGAGGGAGTCCGGTAGCGTCGTCATACACAACCACCTGTACCGTGACCAAACCACTAACGACAGTGGTTGTAGAGCCCACCCCGTTACGGACTGAGACCCCTCCCCCTCCCGCTAAAAGGTTAAGGGTGATGGCTTTTCCGGAATTGTTATATATGGTTGCGTCAGAGGGCCCAGAATTAGCTACTAAATTGCTTCCAAGGGTTGTGTTGTATCCCGAATAACTTTGGCCCGATAGATTGATGGTGAGAGGGGTGTTGGTTCCAAACTCAATAGCATGATTGGAATTTCCCGTGAATATCATATCGGCCAAGTAGGTGTCCGGGTCAGTAGCCTCGTCCCATAAGACAGCAGCAGAACTCGTGGAACCACTAACTGCCGCGGAATCCAATAGACCCAGCGCTGCGGTAATTAACCCACAATCGGAAAAAGTTACCCCGGAAAAATCGCAACCGGAGGTGAGGAGGAAAGAGGCCCAATTCTCAAAAGAAGATAATGAATAATCAGCCACCCCAGATGTCCCAAAGGCTTCGTAAACTGCCCGTGTGTCTGTTGTGGTTTCGTTTCCAACGCTAGATAATGCCTTCCGGACTCTGATATCAGTAGAAGCATTACTAAGGTCATCCACTATACCCGAAAAGCCTGGAGCCGTGAAACTATCCAACCAAACTATAGTACCCCCGACGTCAGAAAAGCGGGTGGCTGCGGCGGTTCGGCTACCGCTTGTGGTGGTGGCTCCCTTAACCAGCTTGCCTAACACGAAAGGGATGCCCCCCACGCTTGTAACATAACCATAGCGACCGTTGACGTCATCCCCTTCGTCATCGGCCACGTAATCACTAAACTCACCTGCTGCGTCCGGTGCGGTTCCCGCAGTGAGGTACAAACCATAACCTACGTCAACCGCGTCCATTACTAAGTTCTCGGCTTTCGATACCGGCCCGTTGGCGAAAATACCAAAATAATCGGTGGCCGAGAAGGAGGGGGAACCCACCACAGAATCCCGGTACCCGGTTTCAGAAGGGTCGATAGCTACTATCAAAAACCCACCAAGGGCTTTGTATAAAAGGGTAGAGTTATCGGCTAATATGTACTGCGAATAGGCGTTGTTTGCTGACCCTAATCGTATTTCCAGATTGGTTATACCGGCGAAGTTGGTAACTAGGACTTTATAGAGAACAACTTGGCGTCCTGATACCGTCATGTTCCGCGGGGCCCCGGTATCGGTAAAGAACCCAGCCCCCGTAACCTTGCGGGAGATTGCAGCACCATTCTGGTAGTAGGCTTCATCCTCTACCCCGGCCCCGGCCCCGCCTCCGATACCCCCAACATTGATGGTTGTATCCATAGGATCAGCTCTGAGGTTGTCGGCCCCTACAGATACAGCCGTCATTATTCGCTCCTGAGGTCGGCTTCCTGAGTATGCGTTGATGCATAATAGTGCGAGATCTGACCGCAATCCCAACAGGTATTTTCCCAGACTCCGTCGGGCTGGGTAACCCCGTCAAAAACTGTAGGCGATTTTACCACAGGTGCCCTGTTTTTGAACCTATCCCCTGAACAGTGAGGGCATTTAGTTGGGGTAGTGCGGTCAATCAAATTTCTTTCCCCAAACTGACACGGTGGTTGAGGTTAGGTCATTAACCCCAGAATTATCAACAATCAGTTTCACCCGGAACTTGGTTCCCAGATTACCCGTAACGAAGGATTGCGCCTTGACCAGTATTGTATTGCCCACCCACATCTCAAATTCTGCGCCGTTGTAGTCCGGAACATTTGGGCCAAATATGATCTGTCTGAGTTGAGCAGTTTCGGTTGACTTAATATGCCTAAGTTGTACTGCCGCCGGGTACCAATGCCCTGAAGCCTCCTGTTCGACTATAGCATAGAGTTTGTAATCCGTGGCGGCGTTTGCGCCGTCTGGAACAATCTCTTCATAGCTTATATTGATCTCCAAACCGCTAAGGCCATTGTTGTTAGCGAACACTGGACTTGTTGCGATAACCCCGTCCGCTGGATAAGGCCCGGCGAAAACTTCGTTTTCCCATATTGAAAAATCTTCAGCCGCGAAGGTTTGAATGGTGAAAAAGGAAAATAGAAAAAGGAACAATACATGCAAAAGTTTCATTTTATTACTCTCTATGGTTAGCTAATTTAAGGCCTTTCTGTGGTACTCTTGATATTTTGATATCAAATCCGGTGATGCAAATTTAATTCTTTTGTCTTTTTTCCAAGATCCCAACCCACCAGCTCTAACTGCTGAGTATACGGCGATAGTCGCCCAACGCCCCATTTCTCTGGCAAAGCACATATCCAGTAAAATCAAATCAGCTTCCTTGCGAGTCAAATTAATTAATCCAGATTGGGCAAACGCATATATCAAATCATGTGGCAGCGATGGGTACCTAGTCTTTCCATGCCCAGTAAATAAAAAACGGGCAATCCTCGGTATTGAGGCAAAATCAGTTATGAACCATTGTGGAATTTTAATTAGTATTTGATAACGGTGAGACCAAATAAAACAATCACTTAACAATAACCATTCCTGGCGGCCATCCTCATATGCGTCAAATAGCGCCCTTTGCATGATCTGTGTCCGACTTGCATCAAACTCACCAAATAATTCATTGGCGATGGTGTAATTAAATATTAATTCCAATGTGGGTGCCCATTCACCGGTGTGTGCTCTCCCAATTTATCCAAATTATTTTCTTCAATTTTCAAAGCATCTCGCAAATCTTTTAATCGCCTATGATCCCTTGAGTTCGCATTTCCAGCAGCAATAATATTTGATAAATCATATATTTCTGATGATAATTGTCGAATTGTTTGTTGGGTAAATTGCGTTGCCACTGAATTGCCAAGATCACCTATTTTTGCATCCAGAGTATTGAACCGTGAGTCAACTGATAGCTCATATGCGCCAAGTCGCTCATTAATTTTAGTCTCTTGGGCAAATACATTATAAGAATGCCCAAGCACGGCCCCACAGCATATAAGCACAAATAAGAACAGATATGGGTGCCTCTTAAATGTCTGGTCGAAAATTGAATCTACAAAAGACATTCTCTACTATCCTGTACCGATCAAAGAAGTTACACCCAACCCGGTTTCGAGGTACAAGCTAAGAGTACCAGGTAACCCGGCCTTAACTGTTACTGTCACACCCTTTTCTAAAAAACCTAAAGGGTATTTAATATCAGCGGCTATAGCTGGGACCCCGAGTTCTCGCGTCCCAGCGTCAAGAACAAGATCCCCGCCTGCGGATTGGGCCGCTAAGGAACATCGAAAATTTCCGTTCGCTGGAAGTTTAATCCCAGTCGTTAAGTTACCGGGTACCTGGATAAGTGTCGAATACTCTCCTCTAGCTTGCCTCTTCTTTCTCTTTTTACGGAGGAGCCATAGCATCTTATCTTTTTACCAAGGCCGCGAGATCTTCATTAGAAAGTTTGGATAATACCGCTTGACGCCGGGTTACCCTTTCCTCCCGCATTTTTCGTTGGCTTTCCAAGAAATCCTGAATAGCCTTCTGGTTACCTTTAGCATCGGCCCCGGCGTCCTCCTCAATAAGCACGGCGTCTATTTCTTCTACGAGGGCCGTTTCCTCCGCGCAGAGCTTAGCTTTAGCAGCACGCACATCAATCAACTTTTCTTTCAGGGCGATGAGACGGGAGTCGGTGCCGGGTCCCGTCTCAGGATCACTCTCCGGATCACTCTCAGGGTCACTCTCAGTAGTGGCCATTTCTGATCCTACTAAGGATAGCGCATCCAATGGCCCAAAATTCATTCGACTAAAAGTAGGGAGGGCAGTTGTAATCAGCTCCCTAGTAATAGTCGAATCTTTCAAGAGTTCCTTAACTCTATCTACTTTCGGTAAACCATCGCCGGTCCAATCATCGTTATTACCGGCTTCAAGTTGTTTTAAGGCATCTAAAATATCCATACGGGGCATCCTTATAGATTATCAATATCGGTTAAAGAATCAATCTCTTCTGGTCGGTGCCCTTGGCTATTGTGGTCGAAAATATCCTCGGGCCCTTCTGCGGCAAGGGCTAAATCAAGAGTCCCGGAGCCGTCATCGCTAAATGCTACGAATACCCCCTTGGCGGCGGCCGCCCGGCTGCTCGCTAGCTGTAAGGTATTAGCGTCGACGACTATTAGCCAATAGCGGTCAGTTACGGACAGCCCGGCTGGGAGCGTCCCGGCTGTTTCAATTAAAGCTATTGGACCAGCTCCGGTAGCTCGACCATGGCCCGTGGCAGTTAACTGGTTGGTTGTATTGTCCGCGGTAAACGTAATGGTTGCGCCGGTGCCGCTAAGGGTGGTGACCACAGTGGCTAACCAGTCCATCAAATTAAATGTTCTGGTGCTTCTGAAAAACTTACGATGTCGGAGGTGGCGTGTTCGCGCTATACCTGAGCGGGGCATGATACTGGCCTCTTATTGAAAAAGAAGACGGAGTTACCCCCCGTCTTAAAGCACTGGAGTAAGCGTTACGCTTCCCTAGAAACCAGCCGGGCTATTTTAATCTGCTTCCTTTCTGCGTATACGCGGGACCAGGAATCAGCGTTAGCCAGGTTATTAGCCGTTGCGGCGTTAGAGGGTCCACCACTCGGGGCCGTACCGGCGTAAGCGTGGCCAGTCGGGTGGATGGCCCATTCAACCCGATTATGAAGAACATCCTGTCCTCCGCCGTCACCCGCAGCTGGTTTACGGTCCACCTCAGTCGGTGTATCCGGTGTGCCAGTACCGAGGCGTACCGCGCCAAGGCCAAAGAGCCAGGTGTCGTAAATACTGCCGGAGCGAGGCATACCATCATCTACGACTACCGTGCGCCCGAGGAAAGTAGGTATAGTTGCCCGCCCTTCGGAATCCGGAATGAAATCGATAAGGTTGTTTTTCTGCATCCGGTTGAAGACGATCGAGTGTACAATAACGAGACCGAGGTCATCCATCGAATCGCCCATCGTTACAGCGGCATCTAAAAAGGCCTCAGCGGAAAAGTTTGTTACCCCATCTACAAAACCACCGCCAGAGATATCGTTAGTCATGTCAGACTGAATATGAGTATCTGTCCCGGCAGGAACCGCGTCGTTATCCGCGAATAGCCCATTTATCGTAGCGATAAATGCTGTCTGTAAACGGCGGGCCCAATAGGTACCTACCCGGTCTCCGATAGCCATCATCGGATCTTTACCGGCTAAAGCACCAGTTAGGTTCATTGAGGACCAGGAATTATTACGTGACAGGCGTACTGAAATTTCTTGCGCAGTTTGAATTTTGTTAGGGGTCGAGTCAGAGGCGTCGTTGTCGGTAGAGACGTTCTCTACATCGTCGTCAAGGTCCTGAAAGGATGGGGTATTGAAGGTAAGCCCGCCACCGGCCAGTAAGGCTCCGAGACTAGGGTCATTAACCATAACCCCGGAAGAAATAATACGAGATTTTGTTTCCGTAATTTGTTGTACGTACGGAGTAAAGATTTCTGGGACAATTACGTCTGCGAGCTTAGTGACACCACCGGCCATGGGATTCTCCTACAGGCTTATTGGCTAATGTTGATTAAACATAGCCAAACCCCATGGTCAGCTCTGTGTGTTAAGATTCCGCAAAACCATGTCCTACTGAATCTTTGCAATAAATATAAAGGAAGATAATGTTTTTGGCACCTTAATTTACCGGGCCTGATGCTCCTACACTGCTCCCGGCCTGCTTAGCTAGTTGTTCCGCCTTCTCCAATCCTTTGCTTTGGACTATTCTACCTTGTTCAGTTAAGTTCCAATGATCCTTTAACCATGGATTAGAACCGGCTAGGCCTAAATGAGTCGAACCAGGAGCCCCGTTACCTCGAGATGCCGGCCACCAATGTGGGCGTTTCTCCTGCATTTCTACTAACCAGACATCGGGCGAGATACCGGGGGTAACCCCGGAGCCTTCTTTAGTCAACACCTGGTTATCCTCGGTAACTTCAAAGGCCTTTTCGGCCAACAACAAAACGTCATCATAGGCGGTATCTGCAATCTTGGCCAAGGAAGCCGCTTTCCTAACACCGGTAGAAATAGTAGTTAACCGGTCTTTTTCTTCATGGCGAGAAATGTCTCCTTCCAACTCGGATACTTTCCCGAGTAAAGTATCCCGCTCCCTTTCTAGAGGTGCTAAGGTAGTTCGGAGTTTAGCGTCCACAAGTTTTTGTAGCTGCTCTGGATCATTGTTGCCGGCGGCGGCGGTCTCTAGTTCGTCATATTTATCCAGCTTTATCATGACTTCATTAATATCATACGCCCCGTCGATAAGAGGAGCTACCCGGCGCCGTAGACTCTTGTGGTCATTTCTTTCTTTTTCCAAGGAACCGGTAAGCCGATCGATATCCGCCTGTGTTTTTAATCCGTCTAGTCCAGTAAAATGATACTTATCGCCGCTCTTCGTATAGAGTGGGAGATACTCAGAGCCAATTTCCGCCTCAGTATCGTAAACCGCTTTTAATTTCATATAGTATTACTCCAGTATACCTAATATTATGGGTTGGCTTTAATTCCAGAAGCAGCAAGCTCCTTTAAAGTAAGTAAATCTCCGTTACGGGCGACGAACTTACTAAGGGTAACCCGGCCTGTGCGGAACAGTTTACCACGGGTGGGTCCAAGAATCTCGTCTTGAAAAGATGCCGGTTGTTTTTTTAACCATTCCGAATAAGTTACTTTAGCTGGGACGGTACCTGTCAGGTCCCTTTTCCTTTTTCTCGCAAAAGTATCGTATTTACCTTTGGTTCCACGCGGTAAATCCTGGCGGGTAGTTACCGCCGATAATTTATTCTTTTTAGTGAACTCCGTAAGGAGCCTCTTTTCGGTAAAAGGTTTAGAAGGGCGGTTACCAACTACCTCCCCGTTAACAGTCCCAACTCTTAAACTTCGGCAATTAAAATGAAGTGGAGGAATAGCCCCCTCGCCTACCGGAAACTTTTTTCCGTCTAAGGACTGGCAAATCGGGGTGGTCCGGCTATCCAAGGTCGCTACGTACACCTCTGCCCCTATAATATCTTTATTCTCTTTAAAAAATTCGCGTCTCGACGCATTAGCTAAAGAATTGAGGGCCGTTCTAGTAACGCTGTTAATTCCTCGCCGTGTTTTAGCTGTGGCCCCGTCGGCAAAGCCAGCGGCTTTGGTGCCTATAACAGTCTTAGCTATCTGGGCGGCAGTTTGGCCTTGTACATAGCCTATCTTTATAGTATCCGATAAATTAGCCAAGTCGGTCGCTTCTAAGCTTCCAGCCCAGTCTTTCAATACCCTTCCTTCAAAAGGATGATGATTTACAAGGGCATTAAGAACACCGGCCGCAGGGATGGTAGCAAGATACTCTACCGGTAAAATCGAAGTCAGGGTAGCAGCTGCTGTACTTGCTTCTGCCAAGGCTACTTCGCGTACCCCAGAAACAAGGGCCGGTTTCACATCAGCCCAAGCACCCCGACGAATTTCTTGGACATTCAAAATAATGCGGGATAACCTAGCCCTTCCGGTTTTGGAAAGATTACCGGTGCTACCCGAAAAGCCAACTAATAGCTTAGCCTGTATATCCTCTTCCGTCTTATCTAGAATACGCGTAAGCTCTTTTACAAGGGTAGTATTATACCGCATGAGCCCGGTTTGATGCCGAATCAGAGCGTCGAACCACTCCTCATTAACCGTGGTAATAGATCGCGGTAATTGTATATCCGCCTGAGCCATTAGATATCGGAGCTATCTAAGCCACCCATGAAATCCTCGCCCTCGATAGCGGTCAGCTCCTCCTCATAAGTTTTTTCGGTAAGCCCTCTATCCTGCATAAGTTTATGCAAAGATTCTTCACTTATTGGAGCACCAAGGGCCTTAGCTTGGGTATAGCTAAAGAGCTCAGTTCCAGGCATAAGATCGTCGGCAAAGTCTAAATTCGGGGATACTTTAACAGCGCCTGGATCAGCACCTACCCAAATAGCCGCCTTTTTTAATAATAGCTCTAGCCCAGCGGCGCCAGTTACAGCTATTTTATTTAAAGTAGATGTAGTCGCCTTAACCCGAACCCGTAAAGTATCCCCAGCCTCTTTCTGACGACTGGTAGTATCGAGAAGTCTTCCACCAAAATAAGCCGCCTCTTTCTTATCGTTCTCTAGAGCTTGACGCTGTTCCTCGAGTCCTTTGCTATCTACCCCGATAAATTTAGCATCCCCATTTATCGGCACCTTTAAAGAAGCCTCGGCACCAACTCGATAACTCTCTTGTGAAGAACCGCCTATCACCACAAGGGTGTCTTGACTTTGCATAAAAAGAGCTTGGCGGTAATCGGCTTCGCCTCGGTAGACCGCTAATTCTAAATTATTTAAAGCCAAAAGTGGGGGCTTATCCGGAGAGCATAGAATATCGCTACTGTTGATTATTACGAATGGGATCTCATCTAGGGTTTTTCCTCGTATCGCCGGGGTATCTAGGACTGCTTCGACATCTCTGGTTTTGGTTCTCACTGTATAACCAGATTGCCCGGCAGCGCTTTCTAGAATCCTGGTACTCTCCTGGATCTCCCAGACGGCCCCATCCCTCGCATAGCTAGTCTCATCCAGGACAAGAAAAGTAGGTTGAGCCCCGTCTAGGGTATCCCAATTAAGTATAGACTCGGCAGAATACACGCAAACAGTTGGAAGAACTGTTTCAGAAACTGGGTCCTCCGGTATGTCCAAGTACAACCCAATTCTCCCCGGTGTGAGTTGTTCCGTATTTATTTTCCTTAGGAGCATCGCAAGACTCTCCCCGGCAGAGGTAACACCTTCTAAAAAGGCTTCTAAAGCGCCAGGTAATTCAATTACCGGTGGTTTATGGTGCATTACCCCTATTGCGGCTTCAATAGCTCTTTCCGATAAACCAGGAAATACAGCACGAACTTTATAAGCTTCGTAGTTTTTCGCCCCATCAGAAGTAGCCGACGCCTCGGCCCCATCCTCGCGATGCCCGGAGGTATATGGAAGATACGTAGTCCCGGCGGCCTTAATCCTATCCTCCCCTTCAAAACAATCCCTTGATTTGGTCCACTGCTCAATCCTATCCGAATAGAGTGGGTGTACCTCTCTAGAGTTATTAGGATCCGTAGAACCTTCCTCTTTACTGGCCATTTATATCCCCTTATTAGTGTCCAGTCCGCTTTCCGGAAACTACTTTACCACCAACGGAGCGTACCTTATAACGTACTTCATCCGCGATGTGGTCTTCGGTTTCTGTATCGACGTCATCCGGATCTTTATCGCTTCTGGCGAGCACTGGAACAGTCCTTATGAACTGTTCACAATTTGCCGTAATGAAAAGGCCCGGGCGTTCCCGCGGCCACCCGTTCTCAGATGGAAGAGCTTGTTTCAAGTAGGTCCTCACCTGCTCCCAGCCGACTTTCCTGCTACCAGGACTTTTATCCGCCCTCA